ATGATATAATAAACGTGGTTTATTATTTTCACAAAGTATTGGCATACCATAAAACACACAAGCCATTAATACTTCTTCAAAAAATATTTCTGCAGTTTGAGGTCTAGCAATATATTCTAAAAAAAACTCGGTGCTTGGAGCTTCATCCATATTAAACTTAGTAAGGCCGTGCAAAGAACCATTAGAGCCTTTACCACCAACTGTACCTGATATATCATAGGAGTCACATCCAAATGAACCTAAGTGCTCATTGCCGGGATATTTTAACCCCCTCTTCAATATAACTTTATTTTGCAATTCTTTTTTAGGAACCCAACTTACTAAAAACCTACCTCGTTTATCAGGACTCCACACTACCTGCGTATCTTTCTCTCCATTCTTCCAATGAAATGACCCACGAGTTAAATGATGGTCAAGAATTAAAGAATCATTATAATCTATTTGTTGGTATATTTTAGTTAAATTAAATAAAGATGCTTTACTTTCATCTCTAAATGCGTGTGAT